AGAACCAATCTGAAAAACCTCCGTAGGTGTATTCATCACAATAGACAGCGGCAGAAGTTGCAGCCACGTTACCTGTTTGGGCAACAATGTCTGCAGTGTTCTGTTGACCAGTTCCAATAACTACTCCGTCAGCACCAGACACTGTAGTCGCTGCGTTGCCGAGGCCGATTCCTGGGTCTGTGTCTGTCGCCCACCTCCTTAATACCTGAGCAGAAACTGGTGCAGCTTCAAAGTATTTCCCAGTTGTATTCCCAGATGTTGATGGGGTTATAAATATTTTTCCGCCAGCCGGTCCTGTGTCTCCGATTTCGTAAGAACTTATGGTTGGTGAAAGGGTTATATTTCCAGTGCCAACAATATTATTGACAACATTTAGCGAGTTTGTTGCAACATGCGCAAATGAAACAGAAGCCGTAGTCGCAACAGACTGACCAATAGCAACAGTCGGAGATGAGCCCTCGCCTGGAGTGTGGGTAATCGTGACGCCAGTTCCGGCGGTCAAATCATTGACATAGTTTCCGGTTGTATCTGTTCCAAGCGCTACCGAGTTTGGCTGAATCGTTGCTGATATAGAAACATTTTGAGAACCATCAAACGCAACTGAACCAGATACGTCACCAGCAAGAGATATTGCGCGAGCTGTTTGCAATGATTGAGCCGTTGTAATAAAATCGTTTTCCCACTCTGTTCCGTTATAAACAAGAGTTTGACCATAAACTGGGTCATCAATTAAAACATCTGAAAGTTCATAGAGTTCTTGTACTCCACCTTGTGCATCTGTTAACTGAATCCAAGCATTCGAATAGTAAATAAACAACTCAAGCTCTAGCGAGCTATACCAAAGGTCACCTATTTCTGGGTCTAACGGAGGAGAGTCGTCAACGGTTACAGTGGCCCCACCACTTACTTCTAACCATTCATTATTGGAACGGAAATAAAATACATGATTGGTCGTGTCGATTGCTATTGCGCCGTTAGGCAACGACTGGCTAGGTATTCCGTTGGTGGTAAGTGTTATTAAACCAGCGCTTGCGGTAAGTGAATCGTATGTGGTTAATGCGTTTGCATCAGACCGAAAAAGTACAGTATCACCAGAGTTTGTACCATCGGACCAAGTTATTCGTCCGCCTGCATCAATGCGAAGTCTTGGCTGAGTGTCTCCACTAACGCGCGACGAAATTGCTTCATCACCTGGGTTAGCAAACTCTATCCCGCGTAACGGGGTGCCTATGAATTTCGTCATGAATACAGCCTCAACTGTTTTCTAAATCGTTCGCACCCCTCGAGGCACTATGGTTAACCTGTTACAACAACCCTATATGCTCCAGAACCTGGGGCGGTAGCAAAGCTGATAGTCACAGCATCCACTGTTGTTCTTTCAACATCGCAAATAACAGATGCGTACGGGCTGGCTGTTTCATATATTTCAACTTGTACATCTCTAGTATTGAAGGCGTGAGTGACTGTAAATGTTGCAGCAGAGGCATCACCAATTGTTAGCGCGACTTTTCTTGACAGAACAGGAACGGAAACACCAGCACCCTGAGTTCCACCTGCGGCAAGGTTCGTTCTAGCATTGGCCTCAGTGGTTGCATTGGTTCCACCGTTGGCTATTGCAATAGTGGTTGCATTCCATGTACCGGTAGTTACTGTTCCAAGAGTCGTGATTGTTGATTGACCAACATAAGTTGAAGCAATATCAATGCTGTTTGCGTTTACGGTTATTCTGTCTGCAGTCCCAACAGCATCAATCGTGTTTCCTGATTTTGTTAAACCAGCACCAGCCGTAATTTGACCAGCTCCCGAGAACTGTGCAAAAGTTAATGCTGTTGTTCCAAGGGTGATTGTGTCATTTGTTGAGAGGACCCAACCACTATCAGCGTTTGTTGAACCTTCTGCAACAAAGGTGAACATTCCGCTTGTGACTTCAGCAGAAGTATCAGCATCGGTTGAACGTGATGCAGCGCCAGTAGCAACTACAACATAAATACCGTTTTCTGATGCAGTGCTCTGGTCCTTAACAAGAACCCTGTCTCCAGTTGCAAGGGTAACACCATCTATTGCATCACCATTTTGAAGGTCTGCGGAGATATTGATTGCCGCTGTTGTTGCAACCCTTACGGAATCCTTAACATCCAAGCCAGAACGAGCAGCGTCTACATACCCCTTTGTGGCAGCATGTGAAGATTCTGTTGGGGTAGCAACCGAAATGTTGCCGTTTGCGTCTCTTTTTACAAGAGTGGAGCCAGTTGCCGCATTGGTCGATGTGTTGAGGTCCGTGAAATGAGCGGCAGTCAGCAAACCGACAGACGAAGCGGTCGCAAGATTGAGAGTTAGGGTAACTGTCCCGTTTAACTCACCAATTGTTATTCCAGCAGTATTGGCACCACCAGAAGTGATGGTGTGTGGCATGGAGCGCCATGCGCCATTTGCGTAAGCCTTAATTGTGTCCGTTGTGGTGTTGTAAATGAGGCGACCCTCGAACAGATTCGAGCCTGGGTCCGACGAAACAGACTCAAACCGGGCATTAAGAATCTGGTTATTTACCAGGTCTATATTTGTTAGAAACTTTTGAGCCATTAGTCCTGCCTTATGTCAAGTAGGCAAATCCGGAAAAAGGTGCCGAGAACAACACCTTCAGCTGTGAATTGCTTATATATATTACCTCACCAAAGACACAGGTATCCGAACTATCAACAACGGTCACCTGTGGCTTACCTCCAAGTGAGTGAGTTACTGTCCATTCACTTGAAACTGCGCCCTGAGTGTGGATGTGTCTTCTTGTATTTGCGCCAGCGGTTCCAGTCTGGATTAATACCCTATTTGGAATGTCTTGGTCAATTATTACGCGGTTTGGAACATCGCTCATCTAGTCACCTCAGGAACAACTATGAAATTTCCTTCCACAAGTCTGGATACCTCTCCGCCCTGATTAATAAGCTCGAGGTCATAAACACCGCTTGTACTAACACTTGCCGTCACTTCTGATGGTAGGAAAATTCGAACAACGTTTACCTGGTCCTGAAACACCACATCCAAAGAGCCATTGGCTGTAGTTAGGTCAAGCATTTTGCTAGTGCTCTCAACTGTTCTTCTAACCTGCATTCTTGCGGTGTAACCAGTGAGGTCCATAATCTCGAAAGTCTCGCCAGTTGGGTCATTTTCAAGGTCTGGTTGAAGTACGGCAAGGGTTCGTATAAACGTGGTCCCTTGCTCGCATGTCATATCGTACTTACCAGCCCTCATGGCGCGCGCTCCTAACTAACGACATAGAAATTGTAGATTAGGAACGCCGCCAAGAAAGGCAGTATTTCAAATAGCTGAAGCAGAATCCTTATTTGGACCAACATTCTTCAGACCCATGCTCATGGCGATTGATGCAGCTACAGCAACAACTCCGATTTTCACGTTTGCTACGTCGGTGAGTGCATCGAAATCAGAACCAGCAACAACCCATGCTGCGAGGTAAGCCTGAACGAATGTCTTTACGGCTCTTTCGGCAATGTCCTTAATAAACTTTGTGCTCATGTTTGCTCCATTTTGTTTTGAGTGGATAGTTACATATTATCATAATGATTTTTACTAAATCACTTGAATGTGCGTCGGTGTTTAGTGATATAACATTTCAGACTTATGAAGAAACCTCAGAAGCCAACTATTGGTTTCATGACTCATGACTGGGCCTGGGGAACAGACCCACTTCAGCCGAACGGGTGTTGCTACTACAGATGCACCCTTCCTTCACATGAGCTGAATAAGCGCGGCTGGTTCACGGCTGTTGGCTTCCCTGGATTTAGCTCCGACAAAGGTTTTGGCATGGTTCTGGCTGACTCAAATTCAGTTCATGGCTGGGACATTATTGTTTTTAAACTACTCATGCAACGTGAAGTTCTTGAGAAAATGTCACTTGCTCAAGCAATGGGGCAAAAACTTGTAGTTGATGTGGATGACTGGTTCGACGGATTGTCTGAAACCAACAGAGCATTCAAAGCTACAGACCCAACAGATAATCCAGATAACAATAGAGAAATATACGCTCAGATTATTATGCAAGCTGACGCTGTTATAACTTCGACCCCGTTCCTCTTTGATTACTACGCAAAGAAAAGAACCAACGTGTTCATGGTTAGAAACGGAATTGATTCCGATAGGTATAAAACAAAGAATATTCGTTACCAGAAAAAACCAAATATAGGTTGGGTTGGTGCAACCCACTGGCGCTCAAACGATTTAGAGCAACTCTCTGGGTTCATGGGGGATTACGTAAAGTCCAGGGGGACATACTTTCATCACTCTGGTCACTCACCAACCGCACCTTCTGCCCACGAACTACTTGGTATAGAAAAATCTCGATTCAAGTCAATCCCAATGGCACCAATAGGTTCGTATCCAGGATTGCTCGTACCAATCGACATAGGAATAGTTCCTCTGAACAATATTCAATTCAATCATGCTAAATCTTATATAAAGGGCCTTGAGTACGCGGCTGCCGGCGTACCATTCGTCACTTCTTATTCTCCCGAATACGAACTACTTGCCTCCCAGGGAATAGGAAGATTAGCCAAAACTGACGAAGAGTGGATTTATCATCTTGATGAATTGATGAACCATGAAATGAGAATTGATGAGATGCATGAAAATAGAAGATTATTAGAAAAATTTGATATGAATGCCAGAGGCGATGACTGGGATGCAACAATGCGTGTAATCCTGGAGAAAATATAGGCCACTGATGGGTGACATCGATTTTACGTTCGGGATAATCACTGTCTACGAGGACAAGCAAAGACTTAGTGAAATAGTAAATAATATTCGCAGTTTGCAAGTTCCAAACTTTGAAATACTCATTGTTGGCGGTGGCGACTCATCTGGGATAGATGGGCAAGACATTGTTAAAATTGATTTTGATGAATCGATAAAGCCTAGATGGATTACTAAGAAGAAAAATGTTCTAATACAAAACGCAAAATACGACAATATCGTTCTCATGCACGACTATCACGTATTTGACGGAAGCTGGTATGAAGAGTTTAAAAAGTTTGGTACTGACTGGGAAATCTGTTCATGCCCTCAGTATCTGATAAATGGCGACAGAAACCCAATGGATTGGTCACTTTGGGATAAGCCAGGGCATGGGCGCGCATGGTCGCTCGACTATAACGACTGGACACAGACCCAGTACATGTACATATCTGGTGGTTTCTTCATTATCAAGAAGCACGTCATGCTCGAAGAACCTCTTGATGAATCGCGTGGGTGGAATGAAGAAGAAGATGTTGAGTGGTCAATGCGCGTTCGGAATAAGTATGTCATGAAGTGCAATGGGAAAAGCATTGTTAGACACAACAAGTGGCACAGGCACGCAGGACCTAATCCAAATGAAAAATAACTTTCTTGTAATTTTTGACCTAGATGGTGTTCTTATTGAGTCGCGAGACGTTCATTATGATTCACTAAACATCGCCCTGAGCAGGGTTGATGTTAAGTACATAATTTCACAAGAAGAGCATCTATCTAAATATGACGGTCTTGGAACAACCACAAAGTTGAAGATGCTCACCGAAGAAAAAGGCCTTCCAGAATCAAAGCATCAACAAATCTGGGAAGATAAACAAAAAGCAACACTGAAAATACTTTCAGACTTTCCAAAGAACTATGTAGCGATTGACATAATGCAGACCCTAAAAGAGAAGGGCTGGAGAATTGCTGTTGCTTCTAACGCCATAAGAGACACGGTGATAACTGCCCTAGATGCAATCGGTGTTCTCAAATACGTAAGTTACATAATGAGTAATGAAGATGTAAGAAATCACAAACCCCACCCAGAGATGTACTGGCAATGCATGGTCTCCCTTGATGCAAGCCCTGCAAATACTATAATTATTGAGGATTCACATATAGGCAGAGAAGGGGCGCTTAGTTCTGGCGCGAACCTTCATGCAATAAAGAATGCCGCTGACCTCAATAAAGAACGATTAATGCGTTTCGTTGTGGAAGTAGAAAATAGGGGCAAGAAGCCTGTTGCATGGAGGAATGAAAAAATGAATGTTTTAATACCAATGGCTGGTGCCGGCTCACGCTTCGCACAGGCTGGATACACCTTCCCAAAACCACTAATCGAAGTTAACGGGAAACCAATGATTCAGGTGGTTGTCGAGAACTTGAACATAGATGCACACTTTATTTTTCTTGTACAAAAAGAACACTACGAGAAATACAACCTAAAACAAGTACTAGGACTCATTAAACCGGGGTGCGACATTGTCCTGGTTGATGGAATGACAGAGGGAGCTGCATGCACAACCCTACTCGCATCTGGGCTGATTGATAACGATGAACCATTACTTATGGCCAACTCTGACCAAATAGTCGACTGGAATAGCAATGAGTGCTTGTACGCATTTGGTGCCGAGGGGGTCGATGGTGGAATTCTTACATTCAAAGCAACTCACCCAAAGTGGTCGTACGCAAAGCTCGGGGAAGACGGTTTAGTAAACGAAGTTGCAGAAAAGAATCCAATTTCAGATAATGCAACTGTAGGAATCTACTACTGGAAGCATGGCTCTGATTATGTCAAATATGCAAATCAAATGATTGAAAAAGACA